GTGCAAGCCAGAGCCGGGAGAGGTGTCTGTCGACACCACAACCATTGTCAGCACGTTTGTACCTGATTCTGCGTCCGACAGCGCACAGGTAGCAGTCAAGGACTATAAAATCCCTGCTTCCGCTGTCAAAGTCCGTGGAAACCGACGGAAACAGCCGATAATCGGCAACAATCAGCCTGATTCTATTCCAGACTCATGCTACATTGCCGTCGGAATTATTCCAGAGGACAGCGACAGCGTGACGATCTCACTTCCCATCACGCAGAAGGTCTATCGGGACTCCACCTATACCGCATACGTAAGCGGCTTTGATGCGAAGCTCGACAGCATCAGCGTGTATAGTAAGATGATAACCGTCACAAGAAGGGAGCCTCCCCCGGCGTTCACTTTCGGAGTGCAGGCTGGGTACGGAATAACCCCCGCAGGGATGCAGCCATACCTCGGTTTGGGAGTCCAATATAATTTTTCCCTCTCCAAAATTTGGCCGTTCCGAAAAAAATGACTACCTTTGCACCCGTCTGATAATGTTTTAGGACATATCAGTATTGCGTAAGCCCCCGTGTCCTTCGTCAGGCATGGGGGCTTTTGGCATCCCTCCGAAAGTGATTTTTCTGCATTTTTGTTGCTGGATTGTTGCTCGACGAGAAACAAGAATCACCTAAGATGCTTGTAATCAGCACACTTACAGCGACTTGTCTAATTTCTGCGTGGGAAAGTAGCGTTTCTGCGTCGGAAAGTAGGACAATAACAAGCGGTATCAGAAAAACCGCAAAAGAACTCAGAAAAGCCCCGAAAACAGGCAGTTTTCTTAAATATAGTTATAAATAGGGTGTTTTGAGTCCGTTTTAGTCCGTTTGTCGTTTTTTTGTTGTTACTTTGTTGCTCGTTATCATTCAAGCAACAAAACAACAAAAGTATGACATCATCAGAACCCATCAGACTAAGGACGCGTCTGCTGAAGGACGGCAGAAGCTCCATTTACCTTGACCTCTACCACAACGGCAAGAGGGAGTATGAATACTTGAAGCTCTACCTCATTCCAGAAAAGAGCCGGGCAGACAAGGAAACCAACAAGAAGACTATGCAGCTTGCGGAAGCCATAAAGGCCAAGCGCATAGTGGACTATCAGAACGGAAAGTTCGGCTTCCATCAGCCAGAGCACAACATCAGATTCTTCGACTACTACTCTGCCATGTGCGAGAAGCGCAAGGGTGCGCCGGAGTCACGGGGGAACTGGGGCAACTGGTACTCCTGCTATAAGCATCTGAAAATATATGAGAAGAACGAGGATATCACCTTCGACGACATAACGCCTGAGTGGGTGCAGGGCTTCAAGGACTATCTGGAGAACGATGCCAAGGCGTGGTCGCCAAGGTATGAGCGCGAACTGGAGTACCACAAGCTATCCAGGAACTCCAAGCTGTCCTACTTCAACAAGCTCCGTGCGTGCATACATCAGGCACTTGCGGACGGTGTTATCTCTGACAATCCATTACGAGGCGTTGACAACTTCAAGGCCGAGGAAAGCAAGCGAATGTACCTTACCATTGACGAGATAAAGGCCATCACCGCTGCCGATTGTCCTGCACCTGGTGTAAAGCGTGCCTTTCTCTTCTCATGCCTTACAGGTCTTCGCAGATCAGACATCATGAAGATGACATGGAGCGAGGTACACAAGCAGGGAGAGTACACGCGAATCATCTTCAAGCAGAAGAAAACCAGCGGACAGGAGTACATCGACATCACGCCGCAAGCCGCTGAGCTGCTGGGTGAGCGCAGGAACCCGACGGACTTGGTGTTTAACGATTTCCTCACGGCATCGGCCACCAACCATGCAATAAAGGTATGGATGCTTCGGGCTGGCATCACCAAGGAGATAACCTTCCATTGTGCCCGGCATACCTTCGCCGTCATGATGCTGGATATTGGTACCGATATCTACACCGTCTCGAAGCTTCTGGGCCACCGTGAGCTTTCCACGACTCAGATATACGCAAAGGTGCTCGACAAGACCAAGCAGGCGGCGGTGATGAACATACCAGATATAGGGCTGAAAAAGGACAAATAAATTTTGCCGCGGCATTTGCCGCTATGTTTGCCGCTGCTTTTGCCGCCATTTTTGCCGCGGCATTTGCCGACCATTTTGCCGCCATTTTTGCCGCGGCAAAAAAGACCACGTTAAGAGCTGTTAAGAATGTTAACGAAAACTCGTTTTGCCGCTACTTTTGCCGCGGCAAAAATGACGAATAATCGATGTTTCACGCAATTTAGTTAAATTGGGGGTATTTTCATTAACAATTCATTAACACGTTAAATTCAGTTAATTTAGTGAATACCCGTTAAATCCTCGCGTGCGCGTCATGATGCGCGTACATCATGCACGCATGACGCACGGTTATTCTCTTTAATATAATATATAATATAAAAGGGGTATAAGGGGGAAAGTAAAATAGGGGGTGTGGGGGAAAGATGACGAAAAGCGAGGTCAAAGCAAAAATGGCCTCGCTTTTTTCTATTCTGCTACCCTTCTGAATTGTTTGCCAGTACCAAGGAGCAGCCAAGTAGAGTTGACATAGAAATACTTGATAAGGGGTAGGAGCCAGCCCACCTCGAAATATCCTTTACCCATGTCTGCCCTTTGTGCATAGAGGTGGCGTTTGTCAATGCCGTAGGTCTCACAGAAGCCAGACAAGCCTCCTGGCAATTTCTGTGCATCATATAGCTTCTGCAGGGTGTCAAAGAACCGCTGCTGACAGTCGAGTGTGTCCTGGGAGTAGTTTCTTCTTTTACTCATAATTGTTTGTTTTTGGATTAAGTTGTATTACCCTGCACGGCTGATGATAAGCTGTGTGCGTTCCGTTTCTTTTTCAAGAAGAGCTACGAGTCGGTCATGCTGGTCAAGCAGACGATCAATCTGTTCGTCCTTCTTTTCAAGCAGTGAGAGGAAACGTGAAGTCTCAGACTGAACAGGAGTTTCTTCTTCCTCATTACCGTCTTTAAGCATATTGCCCTCGCCAAGTATAAGCCATTGGTAGTTGAAGAGTTCTCCAAACGCCTCATTGAAGCGACGTAGGAAGCTATCAGTAAGAAACTTACTATCACCTTTTAAGGCAGACGAAACATTAGGGGCTGTAGCCTGCATCTTGTCTGCCACATCCTTCTGGGTATGGATAATTCCTTTGAATCTTAGGTATTCATACGCCTTTCTTAGTCTTTCTAACTTGTCCATAAGATAATAACTTTATTCCTCGATAATTACTAAACTTTGTTAAATATAAGAAGATAAATTCCTATAACTATTGCATAATAGGAACTTTATTCCTAAATTTGCAACCGAAAACGCTTAAAACGTGCGACAAAGTTAATAAAAAAGTACCTAACAAGCAAGTAAAAACGAATAAAAAACTTTTTGTTTATGGAAAGAAAATCATTCAAGGAGATTTACGACAGCATTGAGAAGCGTCCGCCAATGCCGACGCCTCGCAAGGAGTTTATGGAGCGCATAGCGAAGCTGACCAAGCGTCAGGTGTTTACTGTGCGCATGTGGTGCCAGGGCCGTCAGGTTCCCGATGCGCTGGCACAGAGTGTTATATCAAAGGAGTTGGGCATTCCCGTTGAGGTGCTCTTCCCTGGAGGCTCACCCGACTTTGGAGGTTGGGAAAATGGAAGAAAGGAGGCTTCGCTATGAGAATTCTTGTGGACTACATCGACGAGCGTGTGCAGGAGATTGGCAACATGCTGCGCTCGCTGACCGTCGAGCCAGCGATAACTGGTAATGAGACTGTTGGACGCTATTGTCTGGAGTATCTGACGACATGCTCCGAGATTGAGACAGCCATTGAAGAGATGGTCAAGCGTTTTGGCGATATGACGCTTCGTGAGAGTGTGCGCCGCTTTGGGCATATAGAGGGTGAAGTAGAAACCGGGGGCTAACGCAATACTTACTGATATGAAAAAGACTACAGACATCCGTACCGCTCAACGGGCTTCGTCATTTGGTGAATGGCTTGAAGCGAAGAGCGAGACTGGTTCTTTCCTTATGGGCGAAGACGGCCCGGTGTCGAGGAAAGAGGTTCTACTGGTGAACATCATCATTTTTCTGCTCGTCATCGGAGCATGTGCCGCCGATGGTGCCTTGTGGCTTACAGCCTTGTGCGTGGTATGCGCCGGAGTGCTTGTAAGGCAACTGAATAAAGAAAGTGAAAACAACTCAAAGCAAAGGAATTATGGCAAGTGAGGAATTTAAGCAGATTAGCGAGCAGTTAGAGCGCATAGAGCGCGGTGTGTTGCTGCGGTCAAAGGACGTGCTGACGATAGAGGAATGCGCCATGCTAACAGGTATGGCCGTGAAGAACCTATACCGCCATACAAGCGACCGTACCATTCCCTTCTACAAGCCGATGGGCGGCAAGGTGTACTTCCGCAAGGAAGAGATTGAGCGCTGGATGCTCAGGAACCGCCAGCCGACAAAGGACGAAGTGGAGAGCGAGGCATCGACGCGAGCCTTCCTGAACAAAAGCAAAGGTGTAGGAGCAAGAGTAAACACAAGCAAATAACCCAATTTTATTAACAATTTTTCTGATATGATTATCGGCCATAATCAATATGATTATCGGCCGTAACCATACAGGAAACCAAAAACAATCATCATTATGTCACAAAAAGAAATCATGGAGCAGTTCGCTCCGAAGAAATGTGAGAACCAAGTGGAGTTCGACGAGCGCATGCACGCCATCAACCACCAGCAGAGTGTTGAGAACCATCCGTATCTCGACCGTCTGCGTGAACCGGCCAAGAAGAAGGCACTCATAGAGACACAGAAGCAGGCGTTGAACATACAGTTGAATGCCATCAAGGAAGAGCGTCTGGACATTGAGCAGAAGCAGAAGGACATGAACAGGCTATTCCATCAGCTGAAGCATGAACTGATTGAAATGAATCCCAAAGGACTGAAGAACGAACCAGACAAAGAGGAGGAAGCAGCATGAACGAGCAAGAGTTATGGGAGGAGCTGATGGCGGCCTGCGAAGGAAAATTAGAGAGCTTGATAGCTGAGTTTAACACTATAAACGCAATACGAGTATGAACAAAAGTATTATTATCAGACAAATGTCTCTCTTGAACTTCAAGGGAGTGCGAGAGCTAACGGTGGACTTCGACGAGCACGAGACCAACATCTTCGGTGCTAACCACACGGGAAAGACCACCTTATTCGATGCCTTTGTATGGCTCCTTTTTGACAAGGACAGCCAGGATCGCCAGAACTTCGGCATCAGAACCTACGACGAGGACAACAACATCATCCCGAAGCTGCCGCATGAGGTTTCTGCCTGTATCGAGGTGAACGGTGTCGAAATCAATCTCAAACGCTGCTTCGTGGAGAACTGGGTCAAGAAACGCGGCTCACAGGAAGCAGTCTATGACGGCAACAGCGAGGAACGCTACTGGAACGATGTACCCTGTTCCAAGACGGAATTTGCCAAGAAGATTGCCGACATTTGCGACGAGAGCATCTTCAAGCTCATTACCAACCCTCTTTATTTCCCATCCATGAAGCCAGCCACTCAGCGCGGTATGCTGTTCCAGATGGCGGGCGACCTCACCGATGCAGACGTAGCGGCCAGCGACCCACAACGCTTTGCCAACCTCGCTGAGCAGTTGACCCACAAGACGCTCGAAGAATACAAGAAGGAGATTGCAGCCAAGAAGCGTCGCATCAATCAGGCCATCGAGAGCATCCCTGCCCGTATCGACGAGAACAAGCGGCTCATGCCGGAGGCCGAGGACTGGTCAGCCCTGGAGCGTGACATCAAGGAGAAAGAGGCCAAGATTAAGGAGCTTGACGGCCAGATTTCCGACGAGAGCAAGGCTTACACCGCCAAGGCCAAGGAAAACGCCGAGAAAGCAAAGGCTTTGGCCGAGAAGAAACGCCAGCGTACCAGCCGGGAGAGTGCTGTCCGTGACGAACTTCTGGCAAGCTGGTATAAGCAGACTGAGGACTACAACAACCGACGCATAGCTGCACAGCAGCAGTCCTTCGACATCAGCCAGCGTCGTAAGATGACAGAGGCGGACATCAGACGCGAGAAGGAGGCCATTGTGAAAATGCAGTCTGACGTCAACGTGCTTGAACAGCGGCTTAACAGGCTCCGCGACGAATGGCGCAACATCAAGGCCCGTGAGTTCAACCCCGAGAACCTTGAAACGGTCTGTCCGCATTGTGGCCAGACCGTTTCAAGGTTCTC